ATCTCTACGCTGCTGTAGTGATACTCACCCGTCACCTCAGACGTTGAGTTGTAGAACTCCATGATCCCAACCTGATAAGCCACAGAATCCTCTGTGCTTTTGCCCGGCAGATGGTTAGCATTCACAAGCTCTGGTATCCACAAGTGGTCCTTGCAGCCTTCTCTTTGTGCGTCAAGCGACAACGACTGCTGCTTGCGTTTGCAGAACCACACGGCGCCGTTTGATTCAGTTAGTGGCTTCACGTTCTTGCAGTTTCTGCAGTTGACCGACTCAGGCAGGCGGCGACCAAAGTAGATGTTGCGATACAACTCCGATTCATTCTTCATGCGCCAGTCTTTTTCAGACATGCGTGTGTTCTTGTCGGGTGCGTCACTGCAGATGATACGCTGCGCCTTTGCTTGCGCCTTTTCCCACACCTGTGGATTGAAGTCGATGATCTCTGTGTACACGCTGCTGTCGTTTTTGTTGACTACAACCACCATGCACTTGGTCAGGCCAAGCGCACCCATGTAGGCATGGATCTGCCATCGATAGGTTTCACTCCAGGCTTCGTAGCTTTCAAGCTTTACGAGCTCTTTGAACCGCTTGTCGTTGGCGCTCTTGACCTCCAGCAGCAAGATCACCTCTTCGCTAGGGGGTGGCAGAACGCCCTTGAGAAGGCCGTCACAAGATCCTGCAAAGTGCCCGCCAAAGAAGGATGCGCGAAACTGGTTGCCGTCTTTGTCATGTGAGGCGATGGAGATAACATCGGTTTTGCGAATGTTCTCGACCACCTGGTCCTCGATGCGGTTACCTAGATCAAACAGCCGCAACATCCTGCCACTGAAGCTTGCTGGTAAGCACCAGCGGAAGCCCATCCACAGTCTGTATTCATCGTCATCACCAATGCCGCTGAACCCAAGATGGCCACGAAAGCGGTTTTCTTTCTCCGCTAGTTGCTCATCGATCCGATCAAAAATGGACGCTAACGACATTCCAGTATCTTCCTTCTTTTCTTACAGTGATTTGTTTGATGTGGCTCATCACCTTTACATGTTTCACCAGATCAACAGCGTGATTAATGTTAGTTGGGCACGGGAAGCCGTTGGTTAGTGACCGCCACTTTTTCTCTGCCATCGCACCGGCTTTACCTTTCATGCCGATCATGATTGGCATGTTTTGTGGCCAATAGTCGCCGGGACTTAAAAACATAACATTGAGATAGTCGTTGCCATTCTTCGATGTTTTTAACTCAGCTGAAACCCACTCTACGTTCTTGATTCGCTCATGCACCTGCACGGGATCTTGAAGTTCATCGGATAACACAGAGCCGCTCGCAGCCATGCGTGTTGATGCCGCATCTTTGTCTTCCTCAAACAGTTTTGGCTGTTCGATAGGCGCTGGTTTCAAGGCACCGCACTCAATGCATGTGTCACGATCTGAATCGTTGACGCCCAAGCACGAGTCACATATCCATATCTTGGTTTCTTGTTCTTTCTCTTTGTCTTCTTTGCTTGGGATCGATGGACGAGCGGTGTCTATGCAGCCATGCCTATCCATGTTCTCGCCATAGTCCAGAAGCATGCAGTCTTTCTTGTCGCCCCAGGTGCGCATGCCTCGTCCACAGATCTGAACGTATAAGCCTAGTGACTTGGTAGGACGAAGCAGCGCAATGCAGTCTGTGCGTGGCGCATCCCAACCTTCTGTCAGTACAGCAACGTTGCACAGGGCGTTGATCTGGCCGTCCTCAAAACGCTCCAAGATATCTTCGCGTTCTCTCTTTGGAGTCTCGCCGGTCACAACTGCAGCCTCTATGCCTGCTTGTCTGAGATACATGCACATCTTTTCTGCATGAGCCACCGTGATACAAAAGAACACTGTGCTCAGTCGGCCTTTGGTGTATGCCTTCTCTACCCAATCATCGATGATGGCCAGCATGGTCTGATCTTCCATGGCCAGCTTCTCGATGTCTGACTCTCGATAGTCGCCGCCCTTGAACTTGACCCGCGCAGTTGATGCATCGATCACAGCCTCATCGTTTACCTTGAAGGCCGACAGGCGGCATAGGAAGCCCTGTTGGATCATTTCAGGTATGCCTATACGGTAAGCAACGCCTGAGAAGAAATGCTCCTCAAGGCCGTATATGAAGCCCTGGCCCATACGATAGGGTGTAGCGGTTACACCCAGTATGCGCGGCGTTTTCCAGATAGATGACTCAAAGTGATCGAAGATCTTGCGATACCGGGTCTTGGGGTCTGGCGCAACATGATGCGCCTCGTCCACGATGATGTAGTCAAAGTCGCCAACGGTGTTGAGCCTACTCGGCGTGGCCAAGGTGTCTCGGCTAGCAATGACGATACGTCCATCAACTTCGTATTGGTTCAAGCCCGCAGCCAGGATGCCTGATGGCGCACATGGCCATACCTTCTTGAGTTTATCTTCTGCCTGGCTGACCAGTTCTTGCCGGTGAGCTAGGATCAGAATCCTGCAGTCGGGCTCCCGCTCAAAGATCTCCTTGATCAGTGTGGCGAAGACAACTGTCTTGCCAGAACCTGTCGGTAGAACGATGAGCGGATGCGTGTCCTGGGTGTTGAACCAGTGGACCGCTGCATCAACGGCCTCGCGCTGATAGTACCTTAGTTCCATATGCGCTTTCTTCGTTCTTCCATGAGTTTTCGATAGGTATTGCGCCAATAGTTCTTGGCCCAGCTGTCTTCTGGTGACTTGTAGATGCATCGCAGCACGGCACGTTTACGTTCTGCGAACTTAGATGAGTCTTCTGTTGCTAGTGACATATCCTTTCTTCCTCCATAATTTCTGCCACATCGGTGTAAGAACCATCATTGATGCTGTCCAAGACATTTGGCAATAGCTTGGTCATGAGGTCATGGTCGCCGTGGGCCATGTTCCAACCCAGCGAATAGACCATCATGACTTCAAACAGAATGCGTGAGTCCAGCTCTTCTTTGCTGACCTTCACCAAGTTTCTGATCAAGTCCATGGCGTACTCGTGATCCTCACTGCCGCCTTCCATCTCCATCTCAAAGTCGTCTTCTTTCATTGATCTTCATCCTCTGGCACTGGTTCTGGCACTGGCACTCGCAAACTAGGGGGATGCCACTCACCCAAGTGGGTGTCTGTGAATACAGCTTTTAAGCCCACAGATCTTCCTTCGCCATCTTCCCACCAAGTTGTAGCCTCATAACATTTTGCAAGGGCATCCATCAGTTCAAATAACAAATGACGGTCATCCTCGGAAAAACCTACAAACGGTATGATGAATAGATTCTTTCGCTCCTCACCATCCTCGTTATGCGTGAACCCATGAACGCCTGCTCTCATATTTTCTATGAAATAAAAATTGTCTACGCTAGGCCCAAGATAATCACGATCCATTCGCAGCTTCTCTTCTTTGTTAAAGTCTAGAAGCCTGTGGTTCTCTGTTTTGTAACGTGAATTAGCATTTGCAAGCTCGTTGTTCTCCTTCTCAAGCACTTCAATGCGCTTGAGTAAGTCGGCCTTTTCAGAATCATCCTTCATATCTTTCACTCTTGTTTGTTTGATTCGCTATGTCCTTTTGGGGTTCTCCACCCTATTGGCTCGCTTTTTTTAAATGGTTTTCTTCCGTTTGGTGGCTCGCTTTGTGTCTGTGGTTTTCTAATCTGGATTGGCTCGCTTACTCGACCTGTGTTGCTCTACTACAATGACGCGCTTGCCTTTGCTGGTTTTCTTGCTATTACTGGCTCGCTTACGACTTGAGGTTTTCTTTTTCAACTTGGCTCGCTCTCGACAAATGGTTTTCTCCCGCGCTCTGGCTCGCTTCAGTTCTCTGGTTTTCTCTAGCATATTGACTCGCTTCGTAAGGACGGGTTGCTATGTCCTTCTGGCTCGCTCGTCTGTTCTGGTTTTCTGGAGGACTCTGGCTCGCTTCAGTTTTGTGGTTTTCTAGCCCGGAGTGGCTCGCTTAACTTCGCTGGTTTTCTCCTCCACGTTGGCTCGCTTCGTAAGCCTGGTTTTCTTCGCGTCCATGGCTCGCTTTAATCCAATGGTTTTCTAAGCATGCTTGGCTCGCTTCGGTTTTATGGCTTTCTAAGCCGAAGTGGCTCGCTAATTTTACTTGGCTGTCTTCCTTGGAATGACTCGCTCCGGAGAGCTGGTTTTCTCAAAATCTCTGGCTCGCTCAGTGGTACTGGTTTTCTTTGCATTTCTGGCTCGCTTGCTATGCGCGGGTTTCTCTCGTCTACTGGCTCGCTCTGTATTAATGGTTTTCTCACTGCGCTTGGCTCGCTTTCTGCCACTGGTTTTCTAAAATTACTTGGCTCGCTTTCTACGTGTGGTTTTCTTCCATTCAGTGGCTCAAGCAACCTTGTGATTGATCCCAAGCTTGCCTTTGGAATACTCATCCGCAACCGGCAGTCCCTCTAGCGTGCGCCATGCGGTGTACAGGTCCACAAGGAATCGCTTCACTGTGTAGCGTATCGCCATGTTGTTGAGGTGACCCTTGGTCTTCTCAGCATGAGCAGGCATGTGAGTAATACGATGCTTGTAGTTATCGTAGATCTCACGGTACTTACCGTTGGTCTTTACAAACGACGAGCCAAGCACGCCGATCAGCTTCGTCTTCATGAAGGGATTGAATGAGATACCTTTTTTGGTTTGCTCTTTACCTTCAGAATCGATGTAAGTCTGATCGACTAGGTGCTCTTTGATCCTAGACCTGCCCTTGTCGCCAACCACATCAAGCCCGGCATACGCCCACAGAGAGGACGCATATTGCGCCTTGTGAATATCAAAGCCTGAGATGATCACCGCAGCCATGGTCGGGCCCACACCTTTCACATCCTCTAGGAATGCTTGATAGATGGGGAACTGCTTGACGCTGTAGGTGATCTGCTTGAGCGCATTCTCTTCAGCTTCGACCAGATCGAAGTACTGCTTGACCAAAGAGAACTCGCTGTACTCGCTGATCAGCCCATCCTCCTTGAACTTGCGAGGGTTCATGCCAGCAACACCATCGGTGATCTTTTTGTAGCTGACACGAAGGTTAGATAGCAGCATCTTTGCATCTGCATCCAATGTCTCTTCAGGCTTGCCAGGCTCCTGCCCGATCTTGATCTTGAAGTTGGCAACGATGTTGTTGCCGATCCGAATGCGTGTCTTCTGCATGCTGTAGAAGCCATTCACTGATGCTTTGAGCATCGCATTTTGTACTGATAAATCTTTCACTTTGTTCTCCTAAACGTTATTTATTTTTTTGATCTGAACATCCATTAAATTCAGTCGGCACGACAGCTTGCATATCGACATCAAAGTCATAGTCTCTCGGAGACTGATCTTTGATTTTGTTTGCCAGCTTTCTCAGACGGCCCTTCTG